CTGAACCTGCTCTTTCTCGTTACGTCTTCTTGCTCTGGACAAATTATGCCTCCGTAAATTGAAGATCGACCTGCATAGATATTTACATTATATCGAAAAAATCAGCTCAAAATGGGTAAAAGTTTAATCTTGTTTAAATCTTGCTAAACATAAATACTAAAGCAAAGAGAACCACCATGCACGATATTGTAGAAGTAATCAAAAACGTCCAAAAACTAGCAGAGAACGATAATGCTTTTAAAGTTATTAAAGACTTTGAGCGTGTTCTTGACGAGTTGGATATCTATGTTTTCAAGAACTGGGAAGAAGGCGAGTTAGTCGAAGGACCAGATGTCGGACGATATGCTGTCAAATGTGCATTTATGTGGCACGAAAAAGAAATGCCAGATCCTGAAGGTGCTAAACGATTATACGATTATGGTTGCCAAGTTGTTTACAAACGTGAACATGTTATGGTTCCACGTAAGATTAAACATCCAGACGATTTTAGACCAGGCACAAAGAAAGGTAAGATTGATGCACACCCAGTTTGGGTTGTAGAAATCACTATGCCTAAGAAATTAATGCAAGATGTTTATGTTGGGCAACAAAATAAAGATCATGTTCAAATGGCTGAATTAATGAAATATAAAAATGACGGTACTGCCAGTACAGGCGAGTTAGGTTTAGAGGAACCAGGCAATGACACAGCAGATGAAACAGCACCAACCGCGTAATCTAAACGAAAGTCTTCGCTCTAACGATCTTAAAGATCTAGTTAGTGAAGTTTTTACCGTTGACCAATATAAAAGTAAAATGGGCAACGATGCTGATATTGTTGTATTAGGATTTCGTGTTAAAGAAAAACATCCTGCAACAGATCTAGTTGAGTTTATCGAACGTGGTTACACCTATATCTTAGATGCCGACATGAGCACAGGTGAAGAACATGACGGTCAATATCAAGTTTTTGTTGAGTTAGAGCGCAATCCTCAACTTCCAGAAAATCTAAAACATTTATTAGACGGTGTAAGCAAACTAACAGGCAATAAGACCTGGAGATTTAGATATCAAAAAGCACCAAGTAGTGTAGAGTTCAATGAACAATCTGTTATGGAACATATTCCAATGACTCCTGCAGATTATGATAACAAGATTACAGAAATTAAAACTACAGATGTACAAGAGTTTTTTGATCAAGGCACTGTAGAAGTTACTTTAGAATCAGATAATACTATTACATTTAGCAAACCATATAGTGGCAATATAGATGCTACATTTATTGCTATCGGTGATTATGAAGATGTTAAAGAAACGTTGCCCGGTGCATTGTCATTAGACGAAAGTAGCAATAGTCAGGTAACATTCTTAAACAAATATTTAGGTAACTACGATATAAACAAGGTTGGAGACAAGTTTCTGATTAGAAACGGTACCCGTGCGGTTGTACTCCAAAAAAATAGGTGGTAAGATGTGGATGCTATCTTTTATTCCAGATAGTGTATTACAGTTTGCGATTTTGAGTGTTTTAGGAGTAGGGCTAGTCTTATATGTAATAGGGCTATTACTCGGCTTTTTTCCAGCGTTTAATGTATATAAAGAACCAATTCGTATATTAGCAACTTTATTAATTGTTGCAGGTGTTTACGGCGAAGGTAGTTATGCTAACGAAATGTCATGGCGTGCCAAAGTTAAAGAAGCCGAAGAAAAAGTTAGACTAGCAGCAGAACAATCAAAAGAAGTTAACACCGTGATCGAAACTAAGATTGTTAAACAAAAACAAATTGTTCATGATGTTCAAGTTCAAATACAAAAAGAAATACAGGTTAATGAAAAAATAATCAATGCAGAATGTAAATTGGATCCTGTTGTAGTTAAAATCTTAAACAATGCGGCTACAAATCCGTTTAATCAAACAGGGGGTACAAAATGAAACGACTCCTTTTAATATGTGCAATTTGTTCACTTGCTGGTTGTGCTAGTCAAGGTGTACCTATAGTTGCTAAATTTCCAGATGTTCCACAAGATTTGATCACAACTTGTCCAGATCTAGCAAAATTAGATGTTGAAAAAACTACACAGTTAAGTCAAGTAATAGCAGGCGTTACTGCTAACTACTCACAATACTATGAATGTAAAGTCAAAGTAGATAACTGGATTGAATGGTATAACAGCCAAAAGAAAATATTTGATAGTATAAAATGAAAAAACTTTTATTGTTACCATTGCTATTATTATCAGGATGTACATTATTAGATGCGTATCTGATGACACACTACGATCCTAACGAATATAAGTTAATAACTGACATTAGAGCAGAAGCACAGTTGGCCAAAGCACAATGCGATGATCCTGTTCTAAGCAAGGTCAATGCCGTTAAAGTAGCAAACGATACACAACTATTTGTGCTATACAGCGAACATGTACCACGTAATGACAATGTTATTAGTGCCAGTCGAGATCTACATACTATAGCACAGGGTCTAGCAGATCAATATGCTAAGTTTGATAAGGTAAGTCCGGGGTTTTGTAAGATTAAGTTTACTAGCGTAGAAACCAACGCTGACAAAATGCAAGAAACCATTGCAAGGAGACCAAGATGAGCGTAGAAACATTCCAAGGCCAACTAGGACAAGCCTTTACAAGTCCTGATCCAGTGATCCAACAAGCGGCTAATACCGCTAATCAATATACAGAAATGTTTAAGGCAGGGCAACTAACCAAAGAAGAATACATGCAGGCCATAGCAGATTTAAACAATACAGCAAGAATTCAACAATCCATGAATGATTTAGCTAACCTAGAAATGTTAAATACTGCTATAAATGGATTGATTACATTAGCAAGTTTAGCAGGATAATATTATGGCAGATTTCGCACTAACAAAAGAACAACTATCACAGATTATAGGAAAAAATCCCTATTTAGATCATTGGTTTGATGCTTTATCACAAGCATTACCCGATTATGAAATCAATACTCCAAAACGAGTAGCAGCTTTCCTAGCACAATGTGCTCACGAAAGTGGGAATTTTAACTTTATTAAAGAAAATTTAAACTATAAAGCAGAAAGTCTAGTACGTGTTTGGCCTCGTTATTTTAATGCTGGCAATGCCGCTCAATATGCTCACAATCAAGAAAAGATTGCCAACAGAGCATATGCCGGTCGTATGGGCAATGGTCCAGAAGAATCAGGTGATGGTTGGAAGTTCTGCGGTCGTGGACTTATTCAGTTAACTGGTCGCAGTAACTATCAAGCATTTGCTGACAGTTTACAAATCAGCATCGACGATGCTAGCGAATATTTAAAAACATTCGAAGGTTGTGTACAAAGTGCTTGCTGGTTCTGGGAAGCCAACAACCTAAATCAATATGCTGATAATGGCGATATTACCACAATGACCAAACGTATCAATGGCGGTACATTAGGTCTCGATGATCGTATCAAAAATTATCAACATGCACTACAAATATTTGGCGTTTAAATGCCAAAAGGAGCAAAACACAATGATGAATGATCATAAATTAATGAGATGGGCGGCGGTAGTAATCGCAATACCAGTACTCATGGCTATGTGTAGCGGGGATAGATTCCGCTATCCTTGCCAAGATCCACTAAACTGGGACAAGGAACTATGCAAGTTTCCTACTTGTGATGTTACAAGAACCTGCCCCGAACATATTTTTAAAGGTCAAAGAGACCCGAGATTAGGACCACCAAAAGATGACCCAACTAAAGCAGATATTAAACCGTTGGCTTCCGTCGCGCCGACGCCGTGTTGTTCAACCCCAGCAACAGCCCAAGGAGCGAATTGTGGAAAATAATAACCAACAACATCAACCTATTTTATATACCGAAGAGCAGTTGATGGCTCGTTTGAAATTCTTTATCGGTATTTGCCTAGCATTGACATTAACTGGTATTGTGTTCGTTGTGTTATATTCTTTGATATTTGTAACACAACCACTTAATGCTATTAGTCCAATTGACCAAAAGTTCTTTGAACTGATTATTCCTATTGCTACATTCTTAACAGGCACATTGTCAGGTATTATGTTGTCAAATGGAGACAAAGATGCTCAAAAAGCAGCATTGGATGCGGCAAACAAAGGTTGGGATCGTCCAACAGCGCCAGTAAGCCCACCACCAAGTGCGCCAGCAGTTACTAACTCGTTTGGTTCACAACCATTAGGAGGATTTGGAAATGTCGGCTCAACAGTCACCCCACCAGCGTTTGGCGCACCAGCATTTGGCACACCTACGCCAGGAGGATTCGGCGCAGCCGCCGCAGTACCTACTCCAGGCGGGTTTGGAAGCACACCTTCAACAGCATCAGTCGAGACAACCCCAAGTTGGGGAACAACTCCAGTTGCAACAACAGCAGAAGTAGTAACAGGGTTTGGGGGCAAACCGGCTCCTGCACCACAAGTAGATCCAGTCATTTAAAGGAAATAAAAATGAAAAAACTATTAATCGCATTATTAGCAACAGCATTCGTTGGCATGGCATTTGCCGAAGCAGAAGTAAAAGAAGTTTGTCATGACAAACTAGACAAAGCAGGTAAGCCAGTTATGAAAGATGGCAAGGCTGTTCAAGATTGTAAAAAAATCAAAGTTCATAAGAAATTAGAAGGTGCAGAAGTAGTACCAGATAAGAAATAATTTTAGTTGACTTAACTCTAAAGGTATAGTATAATTTACTATACCTTTTTTCTATTATGGCAGATCATTATCAAACATTAGGCGTAGATAAAAACGCAGGTCCTTGGCAATTATCAAAGATGGCACGGAGGCAATTGCAAAAACAAAAATGAATAATTATTATGAAATATTAGGTGTTTCTAAATCGGCCACACCTGAAGAAATCAAAAAGGCCTATAGGAAACAAGCAAGTGCCTGGCACCCTGATAAAGGTGGCGATACTCGTAAGTTCCAAGAAGTTGAAGAAGCATATCGTATTTTAAGTAATCCCGAATCCAGGGCAGAATACGATAACCCTAGACCCCAGTTTGGGGGAGGTGGCCATTTTGGCGGCGGAGTTCCTCCGGGGTTTGAAGACATTATCAATAGTATGTTTGGTGGCGGCGGTAGCCCGTTTGGATTTGGTTTTGGACAAGGAAGGCCACAGCAACCACGCAATCAAACACTAAACATACAAACTACTATTACATTAGAAGAAGCATTTAGTGGCAAAGATATGATTGCTAACCTAACATTGCCTAGCGGTCGTGATCAGGTATTAGAAGTTAAAATCCCAGCAGGTATTAACGATGGTATGACATTACGATTATCCGGAATGGGCGATGATCGCATACAAGGTGTTCCTAGGGGTGATATACATCTTACTGTTGCTGTTCAACCACATTCTAAGTTTATTAGACAAGGCGATGATTTAGTAACCCAACTTGATGTTAACTGCATCGATGCTATGTTAGGTAAAAAATACCTAGTAGAAACTATTGATAAACGTACTTTAGAACTAACTGTAAACCCGGGAACACAGCATGGACAGATGTTATCGGCAGCTGGCTACGGTATGCCTAAGGTAAATGATAATAGATTCAAAGGACGCATGTTAATATCAGTAAACATTATTATTCCTGCACTCAATCAAGTACAAAAAGATATTCTAAAACAAATAACATTTTAAATACCATATGCAAATATTAAAATTTCCACACAATAGCCTAAGAACAGTTGTAAAAGAGTTTGATTTTGAAAATCCAATCACTGATCCTATACAGTTAGAAAAGGATTTAATCGAAACAATGCTGGCCAATGACGGGATCGGCTTGGCTGCTACCCAAGTTGGGTTAGATATGCGTGTATTCGTTATGGGATACAAGGCCAGTCCAGAACTAGCACAGGCATTTTTCAATCCAGTTATTGTTAAATGGACTGACGAAACCGATGATCTCGAAGAAGGATGCTTGAGTTTTCCTGGGATTTATGTTAACATTAAGCGTCCTAAGAAGATATTAGCAAGATGGCAAAACTCAAAGGGAGAATGGCAAGAATCAGAATTTGACGGGTATAACTGCAAATGCTTTTTACATGAGTTGGATCATTTAGAAGGTATTGTATTCAAAGACAGAGTAAGTTCATTGAAATGGGAAATGGCTGTTAAAAAGTCTAAACCAAAGAAAACAAAGATTGTAAGATTAAACAGGAAATTTAAATAATGTTGGAACCAAGTAAAGATTTAGAAAAGATTTTTGAACATGCTGTACAAAATGCATCTAGTCATAATCACGAATATATTACACTAGAGCATTTTTTGTGCGGACTATTAAACAATGAACCTTTTGTAAAAATTCTAAAAGATTTTGGAGCCGACACAGATCAACTCAAAAAAGATGTTGAAAACTTTATTGACAAAGATTTACTCGATATTGTAAATCCTAATATTGCTAAACCAAAGAAAACTTCTAAGGTAGAGCAAATGCTTAATCGTGCATTTACGCAAGTGGTGTTTAGTGGCCGCGATACCATCGATCATGTGGATTGCTTTATTAGTCTATTCAGCGAAAAGAAAAGCCATGCATCATATTTTATCAATAAAGCAGAAATCGATAAAGACAAGTTTATTGCTTTCTTAAACAAAGATGCTATTAGGGATATCGATGAAGAGGAAGTTCGTTCTAAATCAAATCCGCAAATAGAAAGGATGATTGCACAGTTCTGTACAGATCTAAGTGCAAAAGCCAAGGCCAAAACTATTGATCCAGTTATTGGTCGAGAAAAAGAAATCGAAGAAATCACATTGGTACTCGCTCGTCGTAATAAAGCCAATGCTATTCTCATCGGCGATCCAGGTGTGGGTAAAACTGCTATTGCAGAAGGCCTTGCTCGTAAGATTTTTGAAGGTAAAGTTCCAAAGTTTATCAAAGATCATACTGTATTAAGTTTAGATATTAGTGCCATGCTTGCCGGTAGTAAGTATCGTGGTGATTTTGAAGAACGCCTGAAGGGTGTTATTAGCGGAATCGAAAAACGTGGCAACTGTATCTTGTTCATCGATGAAGCTCATATGATGAATGGTGCAGGTGCTGGCGGCAGTGGTGGCGCCAACGATATGGCCAATATGCTTAAGAGTGCATTGGGCAAAGGCAAGATTAAAGTTATTGCTAGTACTACATGGGAAGAATATCGTAAACACTTTGAAAAGGATCGTGCTCTAATGCGTCGATTCCAACGTGTCACTGTAGACGAGCCAACCGAAGCAGTGGCTGTTAAAATTCTCAAAGGTCTCAAAAAGTATTACGAAAAACATCACGGTGTTAAGATCACAAATCAAGCAATTATCGATGCTGTAAAATATAGTGCCAAATATATCAACGATCGTAAGTTGCCAGACAAGGCTATCGATTTGCTTGACTGTGCTAGTGCTCGCTTTAAAGTCAAGGATCAAGAAGGCGGTATTGTTGACCATGACGAGATTCTATTCGAAGTCGCTAAGATTACTAACCTTCCTTTGGAACAACTTAGTAACAAAGAAAGCAATAATCTAGTCAACTTAGAAAAGAATATGAAAGCCAAAGTCTATGGTCAAGAACGAGCCATTGAAGTATTGCTAGATAAAGTGTTTATTGCACAATCTGGATTGAAGTCTTTAAACAAACCAGTGGGTAGTTTCTTGTTTGTTGGTCCAACTGGTGTTGGTAAAACTGAAGCCGCTAAACAACTTGCCAGCAACTTGGGTGTTAAACTTGTTCGTTTTGATATGAGCGAATATCAGGAACAACATAGTGTAGCCAAATTCATTGGCGCTCCTCCGGGCTATGTCGGATTTGATGACAATGCTGGTCAGTTGATTACGCAACTACAAGAGAATCCAAACTGTGTACTGTTGTTGGATGAAGTTGAAAAGGCCCACCCCAGTGTACTCACTGTGTTGCTACAGTTGATGGATAATGGCTTTATCACAGGCAGCAATGGTAAGAAGGCTGATGGTCGTCAAACCATTATTATTATGACATCTAATCTAGGTGCCGCCGATGCTGAAAAGAATTCAGTAGGTTTTGGTAGTTTAGAACGTGACGGCGATCCCAAGGATGCTGTTAACAAGTTCTTTGCACCTGAATTCCGTAATCGGTTGGATGGCATTATCAAGTTTGGCAAGTTAGATCATGCAACTATGATCATGATTGTTAAGAAGTTTATTAACGAACTCAACTTGTTGGTCAAGGACAAACATATTGTTGTCAAACCCACTATTGAAGCATTGGAGTATTTGGTGTCTAATGGATTTGATAGTAAGATGGGTGCTCGCCCATTACAACGTGTTATTGACGATCAAGTCAAACGCCCGTTGAGTAAGGAAATCTTGTTTGGTAAGTTAACCAATGGTGGTGTTGTTGATCTTACGATTGTTGACAACAAACTTAAACTTGAAGTAGTAGATATTTTACCAGTAGAAAAGGTCACAGATGGCGAAACATCGAACACTGAAAACATCTAAACTATTCTATAAGAAATGGCCCTACAAGATTGAATGTTGGGGCAAGAACTTTTGGATGGTTAAACGGCTCGGCATCGACGAGGTTGTGAATTATTGCCTAAATCGAGCCAGACCGGGTATGTCCAACTACTGGGATTTTAGATCCATTGGCGCCGAAGAAAAGGCGCGGCTACTAAACTTTACACGAAGTGTAGAACCGTTCCTGGACCAAGATCTACAAATTCGAGTAGAAGGTGATTTCTTTAATATCTATTGCAAGGATACTGATCTTTACAACGAGTTGGTAAAGGAATTAGACCAATACATTGTAGAATTACATGAGCCAGAAAGTGCGGCTGAATTAGACTATTTGAACGATAACGGACATAAAAAAGTATTGTGTAATAAAATACCCTTTAACAAATACAAGTACAAGGTATATTTTAGTCCTAGTTGTAAAGCAGATACCAAGGCACGATTTGAATCTTGGATCCATAACTATAGCTCAAAGGTTAAGATTCCCAGAGGCACTGTTCATTGGTTTGTCAAGGGGTGGTATCAAAGCCCCTATATCTATGTAGAAGACTCAGGTACGCTGGCTATGATCGGCTTGTTCATGGGACAAGATGTTAAGAAAGTTGAAGAACATATCCCAAGATCTAGTATAAATATTAATCTAGATCAGGATAACACATGTCAGCACTTAGCCAAGCCCTTGAATTTATCAACTACCTCGGAACTGCCAGTGTAGCAGTACAGTACCCTAACAGCGGTACTAGCACACTTGTCTATGTAAGTAATCCTGCAAAGGGCGATGGATATTTTAGTAGCGGAGATGGACTACATACAGTAATGTATACCTGTAGTCCATCTTTTGTAGGCACTGTTACCATGCAGGCTTCTTTAGCCACAAACCCATCTGAAACTGACTGGTTTAATGTTGTAGGTACTACCAGCACCTATACACAAATCATGGATCGCAATACCAGTACTGTAGATGTTTATAACTTTTACGGTAACTTTGTGTGGGTTCGCAGTACTGTTATGATCAACGACGGTCAAGTACAATCTGTTCTCTACAATCACTAATTTCCTATTTGTTTAATTTGTAATAAATACTCGATAGTATTACTATCTCAGTGTCTAACTGTGATTGATAAGGAATCAGTATGTTATTAAAAGAATTCTTCGGAAAAGCCAAAGACATCGCTAAAGAAATGCGTAAAGAACGCGATGATCAAGGTATCGGGAATGACCTATTCTGGTACATTATAGACCACGACCGCCTTCATAAAGATTATTTTCATCCATTAGCAGTAAAGATTCATAAATCACACAAAGGCGGTTCTCTAGATAAAGAAGATATGGTTAAAGCATTTGAGCCAATGGTTGCAAAAGGATGCCGTGAGTTTTTTGAAAGTAATAAAATGCCTGGTCGTTTTAAGGATCATTTTAGCAAAGAATTAATGAAAGACATGTGTGAACGATTATTCGATCACTATCGAGAAGATATTGTTCACGGCAAATATCAAATTGGAGTATAAGATGAATTTAAACGAAGGTGGCAATGTAGTTCCTAGTGCTGTTGAACTAACAAAACAAAATTTTCCACTAGTCATGGCTAATCTGGAAAAAGCCCTACCACCAGGAATAAACTTATATCCAATAGGGTCTGCAGGTAAGAAAGAAGTTAGTAGTGATATCGATGTATTGGTAGACGCCGCAGAATTAATGAAGGCGTTTCCTGCAAAAGAACTTAAACTAAGTCGTCAGGCATTAGAACAGTATTTTAAAAACAAAGGACTGTTTGCTGCCCGTACTGGAGTTAGTATCCATGTAGGTATACCAATCGGTAATACTGATAAGTTAGTACAAGTAGATATCATGGCTGTGGAAAATGCTAAGGCTGCACAACCGTTACATACACACGACTATAGTCAAGATCCTAAAATGAAGGGCGGCACATTACACGCTATCTGGGCCGACCTTGCTAATCTAAGCAGCACACCTGAACTAAGCATGATGATAAGTCCATATAAAGGTCTAGTAAATCGTGCTACTAAAGAACTAATCACTAATAACAAAGACGAAATTGCCAAACGCATTATTGGTCCAAATGCCACTGCTCAAGATATGAGTTCAGTACATGCCATACTAAATGCTCTTAAACCTTATCCAGAAAAATACACAGCAATCAGAGACAAGTATGCACCTGATGTTAGTCTACAAGAAGGTAGTCGTGAATGGTTTAGATTTTTAATGGACCACATACTATGAAGATCCGCGAACTATTAACAGAAGCAGCAGCACCTACTGTAGGTCGTAAATATCAACATATCGAAGACCTAGTGTTTACTAACGGTAGTCAAGGTGGCCTACATGCCATCGAACGTCTACAAAGCATGACTAAGGAAGGACACGGCATTGAATTAAAATGGGATGGCAGTCCTGTTGTATATTGGGGCAAGGACGAGCAAGGCCGGTTTAGTATGATACCTAAAAATGCTTGGGAATATTTAAAACGTGGTAAGACCGAATTAGACAACGGTGTAAAAACCGTAATGTATAGTCCCGAAGATATCAAGGCATTTATTTTAGGCACAGGTCGAGTCGAACCTGGTAAAGAACGTCAACGTGAACATTTTGCCAGCGGTATGGCCAACTTGTGGAGATACTTTGAAGCCGCAAGTCCAGAACGTGGATACATTGAAGGCGGTATTTTATTCAGTCCTGATCAACCACCTAGATTAAATCCACAAAGTCAAGAATACGATTTCAAACCCAACATCACTGAATTTCATATTCCGGTAGGTAGCAAATTAGGACAACGTATTAAAATCGCCAAAGTCATGGTTGCTGCCACAGGTTGGTATGAAACATTAGGCAGCAGTGAAGAAAGCCGTTATCCCAATGCAGAAGCATTAAGTACACCAGACATTATTGTTCAAGGTACTACATATGTTGAAAAGGCTCCTACACTAGATCCTGCAGGTGTTAGTAAAGTCGAACAATACATTACAAAAAATGCACAGGCTATCGATGGGTTTCTAGCACCCAAACCAGGACTAAGTAAACCTGGTGATATATTGTACAAGTTCTATAATCAAAATCTTCGTATTCCCGGCGTTAAACAAAAGTTTGCTCAATGGGCACAGGCTAACTTATCTGCGGGACAAGCAGGTAAGGTATTAAATGATCCTGGACTAGATATTGTATTACATGCTGTAGAAATGATTAGCCATGAAAAACTCAAACTAATACAACTAATCAGTGCAGGCACACATGGTGGAATTCGTCAAACTAAACCTGAAGGTTATGTACAAGCACACCCCGGTACACAATTTAAAAATGATTTACCAGGTCAATTTGTCAAAGCCATTGACCAAGCCAACTGGGCACCGAGGAAAGACTAATATGTTATTAAGAAATATTTTTGAAGATCTATCAAGAACTGGTCAAGGTAAGGCTGCGGTGGTCGGTTGGGGTCGTGGTATGGGACACAAGGGACACATGTTCTTGGCCAGCAGTGTTATTACACAGGCCAAAGAGTTGGGAGCAGATCCATACTTTGTTGTTAGTCGTACGGTGGGTAAAGATGATCCTATCAACCCTAAAGAAAAACTAGCTATCTACAAAAAAGTATTTCCACAAAGCGGACATATTTTCCAAACTGCTACAGAAGAAATGCCAGACTTAACTCGGGTACTAGCCAAATTAAATGAAATGGGTTATACAGCTGCCACCGTTGTGGTAGGTGCTGATCAAGTTAAGGCATTAAGCTATGTTAAAAATTACAACGGAAAACCTAACAAATCTGGCAATATTCCCTTTAATTTCAACACATTAAACGTCATAAGTCGTCAAGAAACCAAGGATCCGAGCCGTGATCAAGAAGGACCACGTGCTACACCTATGCGAGCCGTATTAATGGATCCTGCCAAGAGTGAAGAAGAAAAGTTTGCGGTTTGGCGTAATGCTATGAATCCCGAACTCAGTGATGATGAAGTACGAGACTTAATGAACAAGGCCGAACAACGTATGAAGGCCATGACTCCTACTAAAAAAGGCAAAGTAGCAGAAGCCCGTATGAGTGCTGCTGCTAAATTGAGCAAGGCATGGGATCAACAACGTGCCAAGAGTGATGCTAGTTTAAAAAGAACTCCCAGCAGTATTCCTAAAAAAGAAGAACCTAAAAAGACTGATCAAAATGTTGGAGAAAATATCAATCAAGCAGATTACACCAAATATCCAACAAAAGTATTGATCCAAGTATTACAAAATCTAAGTAAATCACAGGATAAAACAAATATAGCACAAAATATATCTAAAGAGTTGTTCCGCCGCAGGGCCGAACAAGGTGTAAAGGAAACTCCAGACGGGGGAAGTTATGCCGTCAACAAACCTGGCTATAGCGGTGAAGCAAACTATACAGCACAACCTAACTGGCGTGGACAAAACATAGGCGAGAACTGGGTTGAAGATAAGGCCGATGCCCTAGCAAGATTAATTGAGAGTCAGCTAAAATGAAACAGTTTCGTATTACAAAAGAAAACATAACTCAGGATAGTCCCGATGATTGTTATCTTGCGCCCAACGATCCTATACACGAACTTAAAATTGCTAGTTATATGGGTGGCTTGGGCAGCACGGTTAGGTTGGCTGAATACAAGGCCAAAGTTGCCGAAGCAAATAAACTAAATATAGACAAAGCCGGAATGAGTGGCAATGACAAAGCACAATATATGAAGGCAAATAATATTCGCCCAGGCACTCCCGCATGGTTCGAACTATGGTATGGAAAATAATAATGGATAAGTTAGTTCAATTAACTCGAATAGCATTTAGTAGCACTTTTAGCTTCTATGTGAAAACTCATAGTTTTCACTGGAATGTAGAAGGCAGCGACTTTTACGAATACCATAAACTATTTGAAGAAATCTATAATGAAGTATATGAATCAATCGATCCATTTGCTGAAAATGTTCGTAAGCTAAATGCCTATATGCCCACAAGTTATCATAACCTAAGTATGTTAACTAAGATCGAAGATGAAGATCGTGTACCCAGTAAAGATGACATGGTTAAAGAACTGATCATAGATAGCGAAAAGTTATTGATAATCTTAAAGAAAAACTATGATGCTGCTGAAGGCGAAGGCGAACATGGCCTAAGCAACTTTCTAGCAGAGCGTATGGATGCACATAAGAAACACCTTTGGTTCCTACGTGCTAGTTTAAGTAAGGATGCAAGACTATGAGAGCAAGAGAATTTGTAAAAGAAGCCAAAGACTATTCAGGTGCAAGCGGTTGGCACCCTGATGTAGCTGAAGCACTACCTAATAGTCATATCTGGCCAGAATTAGATAATAGTAGTGGTTATCTTG